TGGTTCTACTGGTCCGGGTCCTATACAAATTGTTGCATCAGCAAATTTAAATCTTTCTGCAGGCGCTGGACAAGTAATCAATGCAAACAGAAATATTGTAGCTGCTGAAGGCGTTACAGGTGATGTAATTGGCAGTGTGTTTGCAGATGATTCAACACTATTAGTAGATGGTGTAAATGGTGAAATACCAGGGTATGTAAAAATTGCAGATTTGAAAACAGCATTACAAGACGGTGCAGGCGACTATGCAGCATTTAAAGCATGGGTACTGGCAAACTTATAACGGAGACATAAATGGCAATTCAAAGCATAAACATAGGGACTATTGCAAACGACGGAACAGGTGATGATCTCCGTGTTGCATTTAATAAAGTTAATGCAAACTTTTCAGAATTAGATCAAAGAATATTACCAGGGGCAGACGGACAAAATATAGGTGCTGGTACAGGAATTTTTTATGTAAAAGATACTAATTACTTACAATTTAAAAGTTTAGTTGCAGGTGACAATATTAATTTGTCTAACACATACAATGAAATAACTATCACAGCCGACGCTATAAGCAATATTACTTTTAACTCCGATGTAGGATCTTTAGCATTTACTGGTACTGACGCTATTAATTTATTAGGAGGTCAAAATATTGACACTTCTATTTCAGGACATACTGTGACATTTGCAGTGGATGGAAACAATCTAGTTGTTCAAGATACATCACCTACGTTAGGCGGCAATCTTAATGCTAATACTTATAATATAAGTGGTGCAGGTACTATTACTGCTAGTTCTTTTGTAGGAGATTTAACAGGTTTAGTGTATGGTTTAGACATGCGATACTATACACAAAATGTACGTGAAGCACTCATTGACACAGATTATGGGTCTATTGACACAAATACACTAACTACGTTCGAACTTTTACTATATTTCACACCAATAGACTATGGTACATTTACAAGTCCAGAAGGATTAACATCAGACTACGGAACCTTTACAGATCCTCTATAGCGATAAATACATTGCAGAGGATCATTAAATGAGTTTATGGACTAAATCGTCAGGTATAAAATTAGCAACATTACAAGAAAGACAAACTACTACAGTAAGTTTGCCGCTTTCAGATTTATCAGCTGTTACTACTTTTATAAGTGGCAGCTTACCAGACGGTATGAGGTTAAGTGGTAATCAACTTGTAGGCACTCCGTATCAAGTTCCTAGAGATACAAACTATAAGTTTGTTATTAGAGCTACATTAGGTCCGATCCTAGAAGATAGAACATTTGTAATTGAGGTGCAAGGCCCAGATAAACCTGTTTGGATTACAGAGGAAGATTTATTACCTGTTGGTTTAGAAGGACAATACTTTATTTTAGATAGTGCGCCAGTTGATTTTCAATTAGAAGTAATAGATGCAGACACCAGTGCAGGACAAACTTTAGAATATTGGATAGGAAGTAGAGACGGAGAGTTACCGCCGGGTGTACAATTAACGCGAGATGGTAGACTTGTAGGAATAGTAGATCCTATATTATCGTTAGAAAAAGATATTAATACAGGTGAATATGACACAGGCCCTTATGATGCGCAAGGAAAAACTCCATTTGACTTTGCTGTTCGTCCCAATAATGGCTACGATAGTTATTTTTATGATATAACACTTTATGGGTTATCTGTACCGACCAAAACGCCAAAAAAATTAAATAGGTTTTATCAATTTACAGTAAGCGTTAGTGACGGTGATACAATAGAAAAACGTACATTTAGAATTTATGTTGTAGGTGACGACTTTTTTAGATCAGACACAACTATAATGCAAGTAGGAACAGGCATATTTACTGCCGATGTTACCAATTTACGAACTCCTATTTGGATTACTCCTAGAGATTTTGGTTATAGACGAGCTAACAACTATATTACACTAGTTTTAGATATCATAGATCCTAACACACTAACAGGCCTTGTTGCTTATAACCTAGAGTCAAAAAATGATGACGGGTCCGACAGCGAATTACCGCCAGGACTAGCACTAGATACAATAACAGGTGAAATAGCAGGCTACACGCCCTACCAACCAGCAGTAACAAAAGAATACAAGTTTACAGTAAACGCAAGACGTTTTGAAATAGATCAAGAAAATATTCAGTTTTTACAATTTGTTTTTGAAGACACACCTGTTAATTCGTTAAACTTGAAACTTAACAAACTAGGGGAACACGCCAATAGAGCAGTAGGACAAAATTTTAATATAGATGGGTTTGCTTACAAAGTACAAAGCATAAACACAACTAACTCAGAATTTGATACTGTTGTATTAGACAAAGTTTTACATAAAACATTAACCAAAGGTACATCGATTGATCTTGGTACAGTAAGTATTACTTCTACAGAAATAGCTGAAAAAGCAAAAACATTTACAATTAAACTACTAGGTGAGGTAGATAGTGTAATAAGATGGCTAACTCCTGAGAATCTAGGTAGTATAAGTTCTAACTATGTTAGTACATTAGCAGTACAAGCAGAAACTACAGTTCCGAATGCAAGACTAATTTACACGCTAGAAAGTGGAACACTTCCACCTGGAATATCTCTTTCTTATGATGGCGAGCTGATAGGTAAAATAAACAGTTTTGGAACAAGTGATAAACCTGGATTAACAGTATTCGATAACCAACAATTACTACTCGATGCTAATACTACTTCAATAGATAGAAACTTCAAATTTACAATTAAAGCCCAGGATCAATTTGGTTACAGTGCTATACAAAGACAATTTAATATAGTCGTTAGTGATCCTGATGATAAACTCTACAGTAATATTTTTGCTAAACCGTTTTTAAAAGAAAGCAGTAGGGTAGAGTTTTCTAATATAGTAAACAATCCGGATGTATTTTTACCAGAATACATCTATAGACCAAACGATCCTAATTTTGGACTTCAAACAGAAATAAAAATGCTAATGTATGCTGGCATAGAAACCAAAGAAATAAGTCATTATGTTGCAGCAGCAGCAAAAAATCATAAACGGAAAAAGTTTATTATCGGCGATGTAAAAACTGCGGTTGCTAAAACACCAGGTACAAATGATATTGTTTATGAAGTTGTATATTTAGAAGTTATAGATCCTTACGAATCTAAAAATGGAGACGTAAAGAAAAAAATTAATGTTGTAAACAGCAAACAATTAATTAATCAAGTTAAATATACTGTTGAAGACGAACTATACGATTCTGATCCTGCTACACTAAAAATAACTACAAGAGCAGAAGGCGAAGTAGATTTAACTTTTTATAAAGCATTGCCTATATTGACTAGAAGCGGTATAGTAAACTATCAAGTAGGAAGCACGTTTGATGTAATACTACAAGACAATTCAGTAGTTTCTGCAACACTAATTCCAGGCAAGCCTAAGACTATGAAACTTAGACCTACACCCGCAAACGTCATTACAGTTGACTCGGATGCAATAACAATAGACGGAGGCAATGATGTAGTTAGATACATATCTAACATTAGTCATATGCGTGATGCAATCAAGGAACTAGGCGAAACAGAAAAAAATTACTTACCTTTGTGGATGCGAACACCGCAAACTGGAAGTGTAAACGAACTAGGTTTTGTAAATGCTATTCCATTGGTATATTGCAAGCCAGGAAAAGCAAGTATAATCAAAAACACAATAGATTATTTAGATATCGATTTTGCTCAATTTAACATGGATATTGATAGATATATAATTGACAGTACGACTGGCAATTCTGAAGAACAATATATCGTTTTCGCTAATTATAAGTTCAACATTTGATATCGATAAATAATATGCAGGAGAAATAATAATGGCTAGTAATATAAATTCGACAGATATTGATGCAGAATACCCAATAGCAGGTCAGGACAATGACTCACAAGGGTTTCGTGATAACTTTAGTACAATAAAAAACAGTTTAGCAACAGCTAAATCAGAAATAACTGACTTGCAGGATAATGCTGCAAGAAAAGATAGTGCAAATAATTTTGCAGGCAATGAAATACGACAAGCTGACTTTATAGAAGTCACTGAAAAAATTTACTCCACAGGAAACATTACTGCTAGCCAAAACATAAGTTTCGAGAATGGAAACTATCAAACCCTGCAAATTGGTGGAGACATTACTTTAACACTTGCTGACTGGCCGGATGCAGGTAAAATGGGTAGAATTCGTTTACAGATTACATCAAATGAAGACGGTACACCTAGAACAATAACATGGTCTGCTAACCCTGGCGAAATCAAAACAGGTACTAGCTGGCCTGTATCATTTCAAGTGAGTTCGCAAACTAATCCTGTAATTGTAGATTTTTGGACTGTCAACGGTGGTTTGATTGTATTTGGACAATATCATGGACTTTTTGACTAATGTTTAATCCTCTAGTAGATTCTTTCAACGAACTTAGTGATAATGAAATAGAACAAAAGATTGTAGAACTATCTAGAAAATTCTTTATGTCTAGCAATCCGGATGTACAGACACAAATTTCTAACATATTAGAAATGTACAAGGAAGAAATGCGATCAAGACAAGCAAAACAAAGAATAAAAAATCTTGAACAAAATGGCGAAAATGGTCTTGACAATCTGATTAATATCAGTTAATATGCATATATGCTAATGAAAACAGACGACTTAGGTATCCCACGATTCTCTAATCGAGATTTAATCGATATGATCTATTCAGGTCATGCGGATAAAGTACACGTGGTGTTGTGTGATGCAAACGACGATGTTGACAAGTTTAACACAGCAATGGAAGAACAAGGCCTTCCTAAACTGCAAAAGTATATCCCATTAGATGTAGATCAAAAGACTTTTGACGGTGTATGTCAGGGTGAATGGTTTATGCCTGACGAATATAAACGCCTTAATGTAG